AGAATTTTTTGATTTTAGTCTCACTGATAACTTAGAGGAAAAAGATAGAGAGTTTTTAGCTTCTGTTGGTCAATTAGATAAAAAAGGTGAACTTAAATTTGCGGTAGAAAGAGGTGAAGAAACAAAACTGGTTGGTGCAAGTGAATTAACTGTTGAAGAGATTAAAAAATTAAGATTAGACCAAAAGGACGAGAAAAAAGACTCAAAAGAAATTGCAATAGAACAGAGAGACTTACTTAAAAAGTTATATGACGAAGCGACAGAAACAAGAAAAATTATTACAGCTGAGGGTGCTATTAAAGAGGGGGGTACGTTTGATACATTAAAAGACAATTTAGATGAATTTGGTAAGACTTTGAAAGAACAAACAAATAAGGTATTAAATTCTTCAACGTTGGAAACCGCTACAGTCACAATGGTAAAAGGACTTAAAACCGCGGCTAATAGTATGTCTACTGCAACCACAAATTTAGCTAATACAATTAAACAGGCGATAAGTAGAAACTTTTCTGGTACGACATTTAGTACTGGTGATGATTTAGTATCCATGCCTGGATATGGTGACCGAGTTCTATCAGGTCCTGAAGGTTCAATAGCCCTGAACAATAAAGATACTGTGGTTGCTGGTACCGATTTGTTTGGTGGTTCACAAGGTAGAAATACTGAACAGGTAGTTGCAGACGCATTTAAGGGTGTGTTTAGTAAAAGTAATATGGAAGTTTCATCAGAAAGAAACTTCAATCAATTAATGAGTAATTTACCTAAAGATTTAAGCCAAGCGTTATCAAATAACATGGGACCTGTACAATCACCAGCAATTAGTGTTGAGGACTTACAAGTGGTTCATTCTGGTACTATTAGATTAGAAGGTGGAAATACAAATTTTGATTTTGATATGTTACAGAAAGACCCAAGATTATTATCTAACCTTACCGATAGTATCATTACAGAAATAGGTAGAAGAGGGTTGAGTTATAGTTAACATAAAATATTCCAACCGTCTATTTATATAGAAAACAAAAATAGATGCCAAGTCCATTATCATTTAACTCTACAGAAGACTTCAGAAAAAAACTGTTAGTTAGGAATTTACCACCATTTAATAGTGATGGTTTTAATCCTACAACAAATCCTGGTCAGTCAGAACTCGAATTGACTAACTTTTCTGTGGTAGATAGTGCAGAAGTAGAAGAAATAGGTGATGTTGAGGAAGTAAGATTATATATTAATAATCAATATGGTCCTGAAGGAGGTTATGACGATAGATATTCCGTTCAGGATGTTCAAAAATTAGTTACGAAAAGAGAAGAATATTTCAAATTTGTTGCCTCAGTATATAATCCTGTAAGAATACTTTTTGATGATAACCCACAAGGTTCTGATGGTACAGTATCTCAAGATTCTTCTTTGATGCAAATTGCTGCAAAATCATTGAGAACTGAATTTGAGTATAGGGTTGCGGAAGAACTACAACAGGAGACGGTGGGTAGACTTAACTTCTTGAGTGCATTAAAAGACCCTTTTATTGCTGGTGATATTATCAGAGGTAAACAAGAATTGATTGAACCCGATTGGAACATTTCAGTACCAAATAATATTGTTGCCAAAGGATTAGATTATATATCAAGGTTATCAGGAGTTTATGTTCCATATTCTTGGATACCTGGTGATTACTTTAGTAATACTCCGAGAAAGTTATTTGTTAATCAAGCAATAAATAAAGTCACGGGTATATTCACCGATAAGTTCAAATTACCAACAGAAAAGACAGGAATGCAAACATTTCTGGATAATACTGGTGGGGGTCAAAAATCAACTTTACTGAAATCTTTAGATTTAAACAGATATGGACCTTCATATAATAAGGGATTACTTAATAATCTAAAAGATGATATAGTTAGTTTTTTCACTGGTGACGATACAGTACAAGGATTTTATGTTGGTGATAAAAAATCTGACCCTTCATTAGCCGATAGTCCTCCAGGTGCTTTACCTGTAAACCGAGATGGTCTTCAAGTGATGGCTTCGGTATATGGATATGGTACATTAGGATTTGACTATGAGGGTGGTAAGAGATTCAAATTTGGTTTGGGTACCGTTGAACCTGGTGACGGACCTGATTTACAAGGAGGTTTTACATGGACATCTACAGGTACAGAAGGAGCTGCAAGTCAAGAATTATCAACCTATGCTGGTACTGTTTCCACAAACTATCAGTTCACACCTGGTTCTATTTTAGATAATACCCAAAAATTAATTGATGCTGCTGATGCCTCTACAAACCCACTACAACATGTGGGTACTGCTATTAATCAAGTATCACGAGTATTTCATGATGGTACAAGAGAGATAACAAAAGGTTCAAGAGTTAAAACATATGTTACTGAAGGAGGTAGAGAAGTAGGAAAAGAGTATTGTAGAATATTCACAAAAGATACTCCTTACTACAATATGTCAAGACTACAGAAAAAAGATGGTAATATAAGGAAGTTCGAAAGTTCAGTATTAACCAACACTTATGATTTAAATATTGCTCCTCAAAAGTTAGGTGGTATACCACAAAACTTTGGTCAGAGAGGTGGTGAAAATATAACGAAGTATATGTTATCACTCGAAAACTTAGCGTGGAGAACATCAGGATTACAACAAGATTTACCTGAATGTGAAAAGGGACCTATGGGTGGTCGTATTATGTGGTTTCCACCATATGATTTGAGAGTTGACGAAACTATTAGTGCTAGATGGCAGACAAACGACTTTTTAGGTAGACCGGAACCGGTATACACTTATAGTAATACACAAAGACAGGGTAGTCTTAATTTTAAAATTATAGTTGACCACCCTTCAGTACTTAATACATTGGTTAAAAAAGAACTCAAAAGTGCCATTGAATATCCTGATTCAGAAGTTAATAAAATAGTTGATAGTTTTTTCTCAGGATGTAAAACTTTAGATATATATGATTTGGTAAAAAAATACGGACAATTTTCATTCAACGACATATATGAGGTGGTTACAAAAACCAACAATCAAGAAACATATAAGTTGGCATATGAAGAAATTCCTCGAGAAGAACCAATAGTTAAAAGTACACCACCAAATAATGATGTGGTAAAACCTACGTTGGATACTGATTACTTAGGTATGTCGTTGTATTTTGATAATGATTATCCTGAAGGTTCAACAAACACTGAGGTAACTTCTGATTACAAATACGAACATTATTTAAATAATTATAAAAACCAAAAATCAACATATATTACACAGGCCAAGAAATTTAGTGGTCAAACACAGGTAGAAAGTTTTTTTGATAATGAAATAACTAATTCCTTAGAAAGTTTAAATGATTTCATAAATGATGCTGTCAAAGCGGCTAAGGAAGGGTATACGGTTAATCTTGAATTGACTGGTTCTGCGTCTGCACCTAACAGTAAAGAGTATAATGTTAACTTATCTAAGAGGAGGAATGATTCAGTTAAAAAACAAATATTAGAAAATAAAGAAGTAAAAGAAGTTAATGCGGGTAGTAAAGGTAAGATTGTTATAGTAAAAACAAATCCACTTGGTGAGGATACTGGTAACTGTTCTGAACCATTCACAGGTTCTTTTTCTGCTGAAACAAAAGTATATTCAGTCAGAGCGATGGGTTGTAGAACTACAAAAATTAGTAAAATAACATTGATTGAACCTAAGCAAGTTGAACAACCCGAACCAACAGATGAAACGGTAGATAAGAGTGTACAACCTTTAGAACCTACTGGTGAACCAAAAATAGAAAAAGGTCCTGGTATTACTGTCGAGACTCAAGATTTGGAATTAAAAAAGGATATTACAAAAAAACTTATCAGAAGAATGTTAACAGAGTGTGATTATTTTGAAAAAATCACAGAAGATACTTCATTCTTATACGAAGGAATAAGAGAAAAAGTTAAATACTTCAATCCTGCATTTCACTCTATAACGCCTGAAGGGTTAAATTCAAGACTTACGTTCTTACAACAGTGTTTGAGACCTGGTGATACAATTCCAACAATAGGACCTGATGGTAACCCATTAAAGAATGATGCCTTGAATACATCGTTTGGTACACCACCTATATGTGTGTTGAGAGTAGGTGATTTTTGGCATACTAAGATTGCTATCAACCAATTAAGTTTGAGATATGAACCTTTGAATTTAGATTTAAACCCTGAAGGAATCGGTGTTCAGCCTATGTTGGCTGACGTTAGTATATCATTCTTCTTTATTGGTGGGCACGGTATTAAAGAGCCGGTACAAAAATTACAAAACGCATTGTCATTTAATTACTATGCAAATACAGAAATGTATGATGAAAGGGCGGAGGCAACATATGACACATCAGAGTTAGATGAAAATTTTGTTGAAGGTTTGTCTTTTGATACTCCATTTTCAATTAAGAATGCTAATGTAGAAAATCCTAAAGACGGTTCTGAACCTATTGGTACGATTACGAGACAAGCATTAGAGACTAGTACAGGTAATACTTTACCATCTATAAGTGGTGATATAAATTATAAGTCAATTATGAACGACTTATTAGTCAAAAATACAGAATATCAAGAAACTGTTATTGCATCACTACAATGTGTTGCTGATTTTTACGGTGAATTAGGTATGAGGTTATACACTACAGATAGAAACTATACTAGTGGTGATTTTGTCTTAAGTGACACTCTTCCACCTGACACTGCCAAACTTTATGGTAAGTCTTTTGGTTTAGACCAAAAATTTGAAACACAGTTTCAGAAATGTAATACCGATATTGATAATGATGTATTTCCTCTGATTCCATCCAATACAAACAAATACAAAAGAAAGGACCTAAAGAAGTATAAGAAAAAACTTAAAGAGATTGTGGAGGTTGTTAAATCAGGTTTTGTTTCTCCAATGAATGTTGAATCTCAAAAACTTGTGGATAAAGAGTTAGAGTTGACTAATTTATTAGATAAAGTAAATGTTGTTGCGACGAAGATTGACGGAATTATCAATGATAAAGGAAATCCTGTAGTATACAGATTGACTGGGACTAGTGAGGTTTTTGATACTGCAGTTAGTGATACATATCAAGAAATGATGCTTGACTATTCTTTGATATTAGAAAATATGAATAGTTATGACGCTATGTTAGATATCGAAGATTTAGTTTCCACAAATAGTTCTCTAAAATATGACGATGACCTTAATACTGTATTACTAACATCATCTATTTCAACAGAACCCGAAAAAAGATTCTACCTATTATTCTTTAATCAGATACTCAATAATCAGGATTATTTAAGAAAAGAACTTTTTACTTTTATCGAAACGAATGATTTTTATAAGAAAGATGAATGGAAAATAAATGTATTAGAAATGTTATCAGAGCAAGAAGTAAAATTCAAAAAAGCACAGGATGACATAAAAAAATTATTTACGAGAGTTAATAATGAATATATTTTGTTTGAGTCAGATACAATATACTCCAAAGAAAAAATTAGAAAATTTACATTCTCTAATGATGACAGTGCTACAGATTCAGAAAAAAATAAAATAAAATATCTATATGATGGTGTTAACCACGGTGAGCCAAAAAAATGGAACAATAAAGTTAAGTTACAATAATGGAATATTACGATAGATATCAGAATTTTCTTTTGAATGGTCAACAAACTGTTGTTCCAAATGTAAAATTGCCTTCAAAAACTACGGATAAGAGGTATGTTTATAGAGCAGGGAGAAGTAGACTTGATAAGATTAGTTTTGAATTTTATAAAACACCATACTTCGGTTGGTTGATTCAGTTGGCTAATCCACAGTTTGGTTCACTTGAAAAGGATATACCTGATGGTACGGTATTAAAAATACCATTCCCATTGACACAGTCCTTGCAAGATTATAAAAATGCTTTAGATACACACTTCTACTATTATGGCCGTTGAGAATAAAAGAGTAAACAGGGGAGAGAAAATTGCGTTCGAACAAGAAGACAATATTGTTTTAGTTGACCCGAACAAGGTTGTTGATGCTGATGGTCAAGTATCTGAAAGATTAGTACAACATGAAAATTTAGTAATGTATGCTAATTTGGAGGCGAATATTATACCGCGTACAAAATTAGTTTTAGGTCAAAATACAGACCAAATATCTAAAAACGTCACGATTGCTAATTTTGGTACAAGTAAAGATGGTAAAGTTAACTTCCTAAAGCCACAGGGTAAAGATTTTTTTGACACTAGCTATACGGACCAACTTACAGGTCAAAACGCAAGAACAGGTGGTGGTATAAATCAAACTCAAGAAATCGATAGTGATACCAATCAAAGAATTGTAAGGAGTCCTCAAGACACACAACTATTAGGTATTACTAATATTAGTATAAAAAATAATTCATCTTTTATACCACAAGTAGATATCGAAATGGTAGACATTCAGGGTAGAACCTTATTTGAATTAGGTGATAACTCACCTTACGCGGCTTTCTTTCAACTCCCTTACCCACTATTTTATTTAACGGTAAAAGGTTACTATGGTAAGGCGGTGAAATATGAGTTGATGATGAAAAGTTTCAACGCTAGATTTGACCCTACGGATGGTAATTATAAAATTAGTATATCATTTATTGGTAGAACCGCAGCACTTTTATCTGATTTGAACATTTCAGCATTGTTTGCTTTACCACATATGTATGACATGAATTTTTCACAACAAGAAAATGGTGATGGTTCAGGTACATTTGACCAACAGTTAACAAATGCCATAAATCGTGTGAATACAAATCTTATTGGTAGTGGTCAAGAAACGACTGCTGTTAAACCAAGAGTGATAACTCGTGGTTACAATACTATTCAAAATGTATATGAAACTTACATAAGTAAGGGGTTAATAGACAAGAGTCTTCCAAAACTCACATTATCAGAAATGATGATTAGATTACAGAATTTGGAGGATTATATACAACAACAATTTAATAAGGAGGATTTAAGTGTCCTCAACGACATTACTAATTATGGTAATACTGTAAGTTCATATCGAGGTAATATAACACTTAATAAACCAACAAGATGGGCAGGAGAGAATTTAGATGTTTCTGAAAAATATGTAGACACCTTAGGTAATATATATTATGTGTTAAAGAAAGATAAAAATGAATCATTACAACGTCAGAAAAACGCTATTGAGGATTTGAAATCTAGAATTACTAAGTTAAATAATATTTTAACTAAAAATACGACGTTCGGTGAAGATGGTAGTTATACTATATTAGGAAAAACTAAATCTTCCAATATACCTGTAGATATTTCACACAATGATATTCTAACAACTTTAGAATATGAAGATATAGATTTTGAAAAGACATATACGTTAAGATTTAATGCCACACCAACACCTACCGAGTTAGCAAAATTTTCAGCAGATACACTTATCAACTTTGAAATTTTAAAAAAATATTACAATAAAGATTTAACACCTGATGAAGAGTTAAGTTTAAAGTTTTTTACATTCGGTGAGATTAATAAGTCCTCAAAATATAAAAAAGGAAGTTTTTATTCCAAAATAAATAACATTGATAAGGATTACAGTAAAAAATCTGAACAAATTAAAAAAGAGTTATCGGCTGCTCTCGCACAGAAAATAGAAAGTCCTGATGGTGGTTTAGGTTTCAGACCAACAATAAGAAACGTAATGGCAATTTTGATAGCCAATGTTGATGCTTTCTATAGATTGATGGATGAAGTACACAGAGATGCGTGGAACTTAAGAGCCGACCCTGTTAGAAGAGATGTCATTATTAACCCTGAGTCTTCAAATGGTGTTGAAACTAAAGACGTGATACTTGGTGGGGGTGATGAAACTAATTTTGTTTTTCCATGGCCACAATATTTTGAGAGAGAATATGATGGGAAGAATGTAAAAGATGTTGTAAAATATATCGGTGACCCGACAGTAGAGGGTAGGACCAAAGGATACCTATACGATAAATGGCCTGAGGTAGAATTTATTGAGGAGTTTATTAGAGGTGACTTACAGAGAAGAGAGATACAAAAGGCTCTGACATATAATAATAACCGTGAAACATTACCTTCAATATCTGCGAATGCGGTTGAATATCCTTATAACTTTGCACCCTATACTGACCATAGTGAAATTAACTTCTTGTATGAGATTTGGGAAAGAACTTATTTGGCTTCTAACTATACAAAGCTATTTAGAAAACCCTCATCGAGTCAAAATATACCACTTATATTGGCTCAGTTTGAAACAGAAACTATTGCTGAAGCTATAAAACAAGACCCGTTTATCAGTAAAAAATTAAAAAATTTAGGAATTAATGCTTCTAATTTTGAGTCCGTACTCAGAAGTATATCCAATGAAGGTCAAGGAATCAGTTGGGGTAAATTTATAAGTGATGTTTTTGTTACACCATATATTCAAGAATATGAAAATAACTTTTTTGGGTTATACCCATTAGAAGGTTATTATGATGATTCTCCTAAAAAAACTATTGCGGTACCTACTCAATCAAATTTAAGAAAATATCTAAACAGTACAGATAATAACAAGTTAACATTTACTGATGTTTACCCATTAACTAATACTAAGTGGTTAAAGGCTAATATTCAGAATGGTGGTTCCATTGCATCTGCTGATAAAGCCAATGAAACAATCAAATCACTATTCTTTGTTGATGAGAAAAAGGCGATTGCATCATTTGACCCAGCAACTGTGGTAGGTGATGATGTTTCATATACACCGTCAATGCTTCAAAATTGGCAAAATTATGATGAACCTTATTTGATTACACCTTCTTACGACACAATCAAACAAAGGTTTGAAAACAAAATTGATAAAAACACATATTATGTGACGGAGGGTAAAATTGATTATGGTAACAACTATAGTGGTTTTACTACTAGATATCAGACAACATCACTATTGAATACACCTTACTTTGTAAATTCAATAAATGAAGCGGTACAGAATAGAAAAAATAATGTTGAAAACCCATATGTGTCTTTAGGTTATTTATTCTTGAACTCATTACCATTACAAACCTTGAGAGAAAAGATGAATAGTGGTAAAGTTGATGAACCATTCAACGACTACAATTTTGCAATTTATAATAAATTTTCTGCCTTACATAAATTACCATATGCTTGGGTTGTAAAATACGGTTCGATTTGGCATAGATATAAAAAATTCCAAAAGAACGAAGGTGATATACTTGATGGTGTATGGAAATCTATTAATGAAAATAGTTTATTTGACCCTCAGAATTCACAAAAAAGTACAGTTTATAACTTACCGTCGGGGTCTTTCTACACCATGGAAGGTAAAGTTAATAATTATGACAATGTTCAAGTAGGTTTTTACCCACAAATTGTAAATGATGTAAATTACTTATTGGGGTATAATGAGTTTATTACAGGATATACGTCTTCAGATTTTGATAATTACTATAGTGGTGCTACACCATTAGAGGGTAACGGATTAAAGATTAATATTGGTTCAAGAATTAATTACACACCAGGTCAGATTGAAGGGTCTACCGATGGAATGAACATCAAAAGTTATTATGTGTACTATGATAAACCCTTTACTACAACACAAGATAAGGGTGAAAAGGTTATATTATATCCTTCAGCGGGTTCTGATGGATTCAATCAGTATAGATTCGAAGTGACTGATAGGTCAGGTACCGTTAAACAACCAATACAACAACCGTTATTTGATGGTTCTGTAAAAACTCTATGGGGTGTGAGTCACCACGGTTACTATGACCACAAAAATATTAGTAAACCTGATTATGATGAATATCTTAAATTTGTGGACCCAAAGACTGACAAACAACAGAGTTTTGATATTGAGTCTGAATTTGAATATTCTTCAATAGAAGAAATCTTTGCGGTCTTTAATGAAGAAATATTGGATTTATTTGAAAAAGAGTTTTTAGATTATTGTAAAGACCCTAATAGAGATAAGGTAGATACTACAGAATACCCACATTTAATAGATAGTATTAGAAGTATATTCTTGATTGATAGACCAAACCTTACTTCTATAAGTGATGTTGATGGAAAAACTTTAGGTACTAAACAAAAAGATGGTCTCAAGAGGGAGGTACAAAAGTTAATGGATGTTAAGACAATTTTTAAACAAGGTAACCCATCTTATTTCAATAGAAGAGTATGGGGTTCATTCAGTGATGATACTACTTACATACCAAATCAAAGAATAAATTTTGGTAAATATGTGCCGAACTCATTGCCTCAGTCAACAAATAATCAAACACTCGCAATTAGTGAAAGTCAAAATAGTGAAGCGTGGGAAGCGTTGAAGTTATCTGTTGGTAAATACAGAGTGAGCGGTTATACATATAGTGATGATGGTTCAGTAATTACTGACTTTTTCCCTGAAATGGATATAGAGTTTACTGAGGCTAATGTCAGACAGCTTAGTCATATTATTAAAATATATGCAACAAAAAAATTCGAGAATCCTTCAATGACATCTTCACGGTTCATGAATGATTTTAATGATTATTTAAAGTTACTTGATAAATCACAAGATAATATACAAAATATATTATTCAGAGATTTAAACAAGATACTACCAAAAAATAGTGAGACTGAACAAAAAATAGAGTCATCTATGAAGGGTGATGTTGCTAAATTAGAGTTGTATGAATTTTTCAAAACTTTAAATGATAAATGGATATCAGGTGGAGACTTTCAATCAAGGACAATTTTTGAGGACTTTTTATTCTTCGATAGGGCAAATAGAGATATTGGAGACAAATTAATTATTGATGTAAATGGGTTACGTAGTATTTTAAATTATAAAAATACTAAAAACTCAATCTATACACTCATTAGTTCGGTAATTCAATCTAATAACATGTTATTCATGGCATTACCAAGTTACACTAATTTTTATGGTGTCTCAGAACCATCACCTAACGCTAAACCTAAGGAAGGTATTGAAGATTCTGCATCAAGTGTATTCGGTACATTTACGGAAGTTGATTACTATGATAACCGTCCTAAGTTTTTATGTTTATTTACCGACAGGGTATCGACACACCCGGATATGAGTAGTAATATTGACTATCGTTACGGTAATGACGGTATAAAATTTTTCCAAGACCCCACTCTGAAAGAAGAACAAACAGATAAAAATGATTATGCGTTCTCTAATAAAGTTGTGGCCTTTAATGTAGACTTTGGTGTTAGAAACCAAGGTATATTTAAATCTGTAAGTTTGGACCAATCACAATATAAAGATACCTCAGAGTCTTTCTTAGTGTTAACAGACATGGCGAACCAAGCAAAGGGTTCTAAAACTTTCCAACAATCAACATCTCTGTATAACATTTATAAAAATAGAAGTTACACCTGTCAGGTATCGTCAATGGGTAATGTAATGATTCAACCTACGATGTATTTCAACTTGAGGTATGTTCCTATGTTTACGGGTGCATATTGGATTTTAAATGTTGACCATAGTATTAGACCTGGTGAATTCACAACAAACTTTAGTGGTGTCAGGATGTCTAAATACTCATTCCCTGATGTCAAAGACTTAGTAATGAGTGTCAATTTAGATATTTTAGAGAGAATTAACGAAAAATATAATCAACAGAAAACTAAATCTGAGTCAAATGAAGGTGAAGAGGTAGTTAATGAGGGTGAACAAGTCAATGTTAATGGGGAGAGAAAAGAAGTTAACTCTAGTTTCTGTAGTCCAATTCAACAATATGAGGGTCTACCTTATGTAGATTTGAGTAGTGTGAAATTAGCTTACTCTGAAATTATATCTTATGTTGATACTTTATCTTTCAGGGGTGATGAAGATGTTGAAAGATTAGTTGGATTGGTTCCATATGTTGAGTTTGGTGTTGGTAGTGATAATTTTGTAAAATACTACAACGGTAATTTGGGTAATATTATGACCGATAAGATTATCAACGGAATAGATGTTTCTGAAATTGAAGGTCAGGTTTGTGTCAATGTTAATGACAGTAATAGACCTATGGCATCATTTGATGATTGGAAAAAAAGTATGGATGTAATAAAGACAAGGTTAACGACAAATTCTGTATTTAATGACATGTCGACAATAGGTAGTCAACAAATCAAAAATGAAGAGTTATATGCTAAGATTTATATAAAGTATTGGTACGCTCAGATAGGTTCAGACAGTCAATTTGACCAAATAATTTCAAATCCTCAAAATCAAGAAGAAAGAAATATAAAGGAAAGATACGAACAAGTAGTACCCCTATTTAAGAGTGGTATGAAGTGGTATGAAGAAATAAGATAAGAAAAACACTAATAATCATATATTTATTAATAAAAGTATTACTATGAACGTAAAATCATTATTAGACCAGTATTTGTCAAAAGACACAAGAATTACTGAAAGAGATGCCGGAAATGGTTACAAAGAGGTTTGTGACTTGGACACAGGAGACTGTTATACCGTTAGTATGAGAGACGGACTTATTGAAAGAGTTGACAATACAAGACAAGTAAACAGAACCCTTAAAGTTGAAACACCACATGGTGTGAAAACATTATTAAACGGGTAAAAAATAATTAAAATGTCAGTAGATAATAAAGTATTAGAGGAACTCAAAAGACACAATTCTATCAACAACTATTTGATGGAACAAGAAGAACCTGTTGACCCAGCTACAGATGCTGGTGACGATTTGGAGTTAGATTTGGATGTTGATGCGGGTGCCGAAGAAATCGCGGAACCATTAGATATCGAAACAGACCCTGATGTTGAGAAATTAGACGACGAGGGTAATGTAGAGTCTGATGAGGATATGGGTGGAGACACTGAAGAGCTGGAGATTACAGATTTGGTAAACAAACAAAATGAAATCTCAGATAAGCAAGATGAGTATATGGACTCGATGTTCGATAAATTGAACGACTTGGAGAGTAAGTTATCTCAAATGGATACAATCTTAAGTAAGATTAATGATATCGAGGCGAAGGTTGAAAAGTACAGAGAGAAGTCACCTGAAGAAAAATTACAATTAAGAAGTTTGGATAGTTATCCTTACAATCAGAAGTTGACAGACTTCTTCGCTGACAAAGAAGTTGAGATGCAACAAACAGGTAAGAACGAATACGTTTTAACCTCTGATGAAGTTGAGAATTATTCTGATGCTGACATCAAAAAATCATTTGATACACCAATCAATGACGAAGAATAGATTGACTTAACACACAAAATTTACTATAATAAAGACCACTCAATTAGGGTGGTCTTTTTCTTTTTAGTTAGTTGACTTTTTAGGTAATAAGACTATACTTATTATTGAGTTTAAGAGAAACAATTAACAGAGTAAAAAGAAAAAATTATGGGAAATGCACTCGACGCTGTGTTAGCACAGTATGAACAAAACACCCAACGCAGTGGCGGAGGGAAAACATCAATCTCTCAAGAAGACAGATTGAAAAGATACTTTACAACGTATCTACCAAAAGGAACTAAATCAGGACAGAAAGTTATTCGTATTCTACCTACACCTGATGGTTCATCTCCATTCAAAGAAGTATGGTATCATGAAGTACAAATCGACGGTAAGTGGACTAAACTCTACGACCCAGGTAAGAATGACGGTGAGCGTTCACCACTTACTGAGGTTTATGAAGAGTTGATGTCAACAGGTAAAGACTCAGACAAAGAATTGGCTCGTCAGTACCGTCCACGTAAATTCTACATCGTTAAGGTTATCGACCGTGAGAACGAAGACCACGGACCTAAGTTTTGGAGATTTAAGGATAACTACAAACAAGAAGGTATCTTAGATAAAATCATTCCAATTTGGAAACAAAAGGGTGATGTTACAGATGCTAACGAAGGTCGTGACTTGATTGTTGACTTATCTAAATCAAAAACTCCTTCAGGAATTGAATACACAGTAGTTAAGACTATTATGTATGATGACCCAGCACCAATTCATTCTGACAAATCTCAGATGAAGGAATGGGTTGAGGATGAGTTAACATGGAAAGATGTTTACGCACAAAAACCTGTTGAGTATTTGGAAGCAATCGCAAGAGGTGAAACACCTGTTTGGGATACGGAATTGAAAAAATACGTTTATGGTGACGACACAGAAGTAACATTGGGTGGTTCAGTATCATCTGACTCTAATGTGAAAGTGGAAGACCCACAATCAGGAATGGAAGTTGACACAGACTTGCCGTTCTAAGAATCACTAACATGATGGTGGGGACATTATCCCCACCATCTTTATTTACTAAACAATATGGCAATTAAGAAAAAAGATTTCAAATCGTTGAAGCAGAAATATTCTACTTCAGCAAAGTACAAACCACAAAGGTTTTTAGATTTAGGTGAAGCGTTTTTGGATGCGGTAGGTTTACCTGGTCCTGCAATTGGTCACCTGAATATGTTCTTGGGTCATAGTGATACTGGTAAAACAACTGCATTGGTTAAAGCCGCGGTAGACGCACAAAAGAAGGGTATCCTTCCTGTCTTTATCATCACAGAACAAAAATGGTCTTTTGACCACGCATTAACAATGGGATTCCAATGTGAAGAAGTTGTTGATGAGGAAACGGGTGAATTGGATTGGGACGGATTCTTCTTATTTAACAACAACTTTGATTACATCGAACAAATCACAGACTACATCAATGAGTTATTGGATGCTCAGGAAAAAGGTGAGTTGGAGTACGACTTATTATTCTTGTGGGATTCTGTAGGTTCTGTTCCTTGTAAAATGACTTTTGACGGTAAGGGTGGTAAACAACATAATGCGGCCACATTAGCAGACAAAATCGGTATGGGTATTAACCAAAGAATTGCGGGTTCAAGAAAGGCAACATCAAACTATGAAAATACGTTGGTGATTGTTAATCAACCGTGGGTAGAATTACCTGACAATCCTTTTGGTCAACCTAAGATTAAGGCTAAGGGTGGTGAAGCAATTTGGTTGAACTCCTCATTGGTATTCTTATTTGGAAATCAGAAAAATGCTGGTACCAATAAGATTGCTGCGGTCAAAGACAAAAGAAAAGTTAAGTTTGCAGTTAGAACGAAAGTATCGGTTATG